GGATTTACTGGATTAGCAAATGGTACTTTGCAAGTCACAACTACAAACAAAGGTGCAGATAACATCTCAGGTGCAGATTATGCAGCATTTGAAGATGTATTATTCGCAGCATCAGGGTTTACCTTTAGCGTAAACGCAGACGGAAAATTAATCGCAACAATTTAAAATGGCAACAATAGATTTAGGCAAGATTAAACTTGTCTGGAGAGGTACATACAATAACTCAACTGCTTATGTAGTTGATGATCTTGTAGCATTTACAGATACTGGTGTACTCTCTACTTACATATGCGTAGCTAACTCAACAGGCAATAACCCTTCTAGTAGTGGTACAGCCCATGCAAGTTGGAACTACGTATCACAAGGTCAAGCAGCAGAAACTAACGCTTCTATCCGTACAAAGGTAGAAGCTGCAACCGACAGTAATGTATTTACTGATGCTGACCACACAAAATTAAATGGCATAGAAACTTCAGCTACTGCCGACCAAACAGGTTCTGAAATACTAGCTTTAATTAATAGTAGTACTATAGCTACGTCTGGAATTATAACCGACGGTAAAGGTAATGTCAGATCTATACCTTCTAATGCTCAAGGTGGGGCATATGTAGGTGTAGCTGCTGACGCTGGTAAAGCTGTTTATATATCAACTGGTGGAGTTACTCTTAATAACTCAGTATTTTCTGCTGGCGATGCAGTATCAATAATTAATAATAGTGGATCTGCACAGACTATTACTCAAGGTTCTGGTGTAACTTTATATAATACTGGAGACGCTACTACAGGTAATAGAACTCTAGCTGGTAGAGGAATGGCAACAGTCTGGTTTGCAGCCGCTGATGTTGCATACATATCAGGTTCGGGGTTAAGCTAATGCAACAAATGTTTCTAGGTTTAGGTGCGAAAGTTATAGAACATACAGTTAGTGATGGAGATACTAATTTAAACGCATCAACTATTTTTGGTAGTGATTTTGCATCTGCCGTGGCTAAAGTTATTATTATATCTTCTGGCCATGAGATAGGTGCAACTACTAACACAGGTAATAGAGCGTTAACTATTCCAGCTGGAATGGGTGGCACTCTCGAAATACAAAATGCTGGAACTATCTCTGGATTCGGCGGTACTGGTGGAACAGCTGGTAGCGGTGGAGTTGGAGGTGGTGGCACTGGAGCATATTCAAACGGAAACTTAGGTTCTGATGGTGGAGCTGGGTCTGCTGGTGGATCTGCTATTTACATTGCTAGTAATGGAGTAACAGTAACTAACACAGGAACTATCCGCGGCGGAGGCGGCGGTGGTGGTGGTGGCGACGGCGGAGACGGCGGTGGAGCTACCTTTGTTGGTGGCGGTTATCACTGTTACTCTGGTCGAGGCGGCGACGCTGGTGCTGGTGGTAATGGTCAGGGCTATAACACAGCAGCTACAAACGGAGCTACTGGTGCAGGCGGTGGAGCTAAAGAAGCTGGATCTGCAACTGGTATCGCTAAAGGATATCCCGGAGTTGTAGCTGGTAACGCTTGTACATCAGCTGGAACGTCAGGCTCAAGAAACCCTTGGCAGTACTCTCCTAACAGTTACTCTGTTGGTCAAACAGGTTTTACTGGTGGTAATGGTGGTGCTTTTGGTGCTGCTGGTGCTGACGGCGGTGGACAAGGCTCTGTTGGAGCTGGCGGTGCTGCTGGTAAATATATAGAACTAGCCGGTGGTATTAGTCTTGACAATACACCATCTGGAACTTTACAAGGTACTGCACCATGACATATACCCTAACAGCCGACGAATCAAAAGTAGCTGAATGTGGATCTATTGATTATTCTAAATTTACAGACTCAAGCTTAGGTTGGTACAACATTGAGCTTATTAAATATGCAGACGATTATCCACAATTTTTTGCTAATGAAGAAGGTGTATCTTTTATTGTACAAGATGTTTTAGATCTAGGATATACTAAAGCACAAGCAAAAACAATAATAGAAAGCTTGACGACAAAAGGAGTACTTATAGATACACCTTGGACTTTAGCTGATATGCAGTCTTATAAGACAGATGAATTAAATCCTTATCTTAAAACTCTTTTAAGTAAGCTAGAAACTATAGATGGTAATTGGATGTATTTTTTATCTGAATCCTATATAAATTATATTGCTGACAAAACATAAATGGCTATATTCACCCCTTTCTCGATTCCAATACTTTCTACTAAGGTAGATTACGACTTTTCTGAATTAAGAAAAGATACAAGATTTGTATATAACAAGGGTCAAGCTGGTGGTAGCTTTACAGAAGATAACTTTCGTATCTTAGAACACTACCCTGCACTTAAAGACTGCTTGTTAGACAAGTCTATTGAATACATTAAATCTATAGGATTAACTCAGAACTATACTGTTACAACTTCTTGGTTGACAAAAACATGTAAAGGAGAGTCAATAATGGTGCATCGTCATCTTAATTGCCAGTTTAGTGGTGTTCTTTATTATGGAGAAGATTACACAAACGCTAATCCTTTAATTATGATTAATCCTACAGCTGAGTTAGATAACTTTGAACAACCTGTAAGTCAGGGTAACGCCTTCTTTAGTAATTTTGAATCTTACCCAACTACAGGAATGTTAATTCTATTTCCAGCTTATTTAAAACACTACGTAGACAAACATCAAGAAGATGTAACTAGACATTCGTTAGCTTTTAACTTACATCCAACTGGAGTTATAGGTAGCGGAGATTCAAAAGTAGACACAAAATGGCTACTATAATCCTTGATGACGTTTTACCAACACGTAAAGATCTAACAGATTTAATTAATAATAAGGTTGATGGAGTTACTTGGTATGACTTACATCAGAATCACTTATATAAAAAATTTTGCACTTCAATATTAGATATAGCTAAAAATTACTATGATTTATCTGGTGCTATCGGATATGAGTTCTGGGGACACAACGGAACTACAACTGGATGGCATCAGGATAAAGACGAAATACTAGCATCTAAAACAGGTAAGTTAAGCTTTCCGTTATGCTCAACTGTATACTATTTAGAAGTATCTAATCTTACTGGCGGAGAACTTGTAATCGAAAATGATTTAGGAATTACACCTAAAACTAACAGATTAGTTATATTTCCACCAGCTAAATTTCACGGAGTTAATCCGTTTGAAGGTAAAAGAGTGTCATTATTAATTAACCCTTGGAGCCACCCACTATGCAACTAAACCAACATATTCAAGATTTTGTAAGAGTTTACGACGATATCTTATCTGAAGATTTATGTAATAAAATAGTTAAAGAATATCAAGAAAGTGAATACTTACCAGCAGAGACAGGAAACGGACTGTCTCCTGAGAATAGAAATGTAGATGAAATACCTATATGTTTACCAGATCATTGTAATAATAATGAACGTATATCTTTAATTCAGTCCTTACATAAAGGTATGGAAGAAGTAATTAAACAATATGAAGAAACTTTCTATCCATATTTTCATATAGATATGGATACTGGTTTTCAACTTCTTAAATATAAAACAGGTCACTTCTACAAAGAGCATGTAGATACCTTTAGACCAGTTATGGATCAACACTTGATAGATGCAATCCTTAACATGCGACTAAAGCCACAAGACTTATTAAAGTTTCACGGTTCTGGACAAAGAGCTATATCATGTTCTATTTTATTGAATGATGAGTTTGAAGGTGGTCAATTAGGGTTTTGGGATAACACTTTTAAACCAATACAACGTAAAGGTTCTATAGTAGTCTTTCCATCAAACTTTATGTATCCGCATCAAGTTAGTGAAATAACAAAAGGCACTAGATATGCAATAGTTACTTGGTTAATTTAATGGAAATACCTATCTTTCCTACCATAAAAACCCCCTCAATACCTCTCCCTACAGCAGATGTTCCATCATATATACCGCTGGTCGTACCTCCGAGCGATCTTCGTGAACCAGAAGGTACAGAGCCAGCAGAAACTACCGAGGTACAACCTCAGACAAGAACGCTAGATATACCTATCATAGATATAGAAATGCCGTTACCGTCTCCAGAAGTTATGGTTACAGCCGTAACTACAGCGGTAGCAGCTGTGGCTACAACCACCCTTGCCCAGCCTCTTTTTGATGTAATTAAAAAACGAGTACAAAAGTTCTTACAAGGCAAGATAGATAAATGGAAGAAAAAAAGAAAGGACTCTTTGGCAAACTAAAAGAAGCTGCCGAAGATAGAGAACATCAAGTAGAAATACTTGGTACATTTGTAAGGCTAGGCGTAGTTGTGTGGTCTGGGTTTATTATTACACTAAACTATATAGATATACCAATGATAAAGAAAGCAGGCAACAGCGATATCACGTTCGTCGCCAGCGTCTTTACGGGGGCACTAGCAACATTCGGGCTAACTACAGGTAAAAATGGTAATGGGAAGCAACCCATATGCCCAATGATGAAAAAACAAGATACACCAAAAGCATGAAGAAATTAATTCTGCTTTTAGCTCTGTGTGCACCCAGCATAGCTAGAGCAAATACTGTCACGCCCCAGTTTACAACAGGGTCTATGAACAGCACAACAACAACAACGCAATCTATAACAGAAGTAACTCAGAAGCAAGTGTACGGTGCAGCTGTAAACACATGGTCAGGTAGCAACGTAACACCATCAGCCGATATATCCGGTACTGGTACAACCTTCTCAGTAACAGATACTTCGTTACCATGGACACTAGAAACCACAACCAGAGCAGCTGGCTTAGTAGAACAATGGGATATAAATACAAGTTATACAATAAACTCTACTACTACATCGCTCTCTGTATTCTCACAGTAACACCAACTTACGCTGAGACAAACAATACTTCTAACCCTGTGGCAGCAGCTACAGGCAACGTGACTAACCAAGCCGTACAGTTTCAAAACAACGGTGCGTCGTCACGTCAAAACTACGGACCAAACATTGCATGTAATGGGTCAACTATGACTTTTAGCCCGTTTTACATGGGCAATGATACCGAACCTGTAGATCCAGATGGATATGTCATAAGTGAAAACTGGGGATTTCAGCTTAACTTTATGGTTCCGTTGGACAGGGAAGGTCTAAAGCAATGTAAACGTATAGCTAAACGTCAAGAAGAAAAGATGCAGCTAGACTTCGAGCTTGTAAGAGCATTGAAGTGTGCAGAGTTGCAAAGACAGGGTTTTACTATACGCCCGGGTACACGTGTAGCTCACTTGTGCCAAGATATAGTACCAATACAAACACTATTACCACCTAAACCAAAGAAAAAGTTTTTATTATTTTAACACCATGCCATCAACAATAGCATTACAAAGAGCAGCAAGAGAAGCAG